TCTTGCCTTTGATTCTGATGCGCCATTCTTAAAGGCTGATCGTCATCCCCAGCACTTTGCATTAATCTCGCTCTGGCCCTTAGCTTCCTGTACCGCTCAGCGTCTTTTTCAGCGACCTTTCTAGCTTCGACCTGTGCGAGCAATTCTTCGCCCTGCCAGTTGACCGCTATGCCGTGCATGTCGCATTCGGTCGCGGCTTTATTGATTGCTTCCAGCTTTTCTTTTAGCCGGGCAATCTCCGTATCTCTTTCTTTCACTTTGGCCCGTTCTTTTTCCAAAAGAGAATGGTTGAAATGATCCATACACTGATGAAGATCACGGCTTTTTTTCAGCCTTTCAATCTCCGCATCTTTCTCCGCGCCTTTTAGAATAAGAGCGCAATACTCATCGCCGGAGCATTCGCACAGATTGATTATCTGTTTTTCACTCGCGCACCATCGTTTGAGCCTTTTAATCTCCGCGTCTTTTTCTGTAATCTGAGTCGAGTACGCCTGGCTGATTTTGCGAAGGGATGCAATTTGAGTGTCCTTCTCCGCAATCATCTCGCGCAGTTTTTCATCGGAGGGATTTAGATCAACTGACTCTTTATAAATGTTCAATGCCATTTGCTTCAATCTCCTTGTGTTTGTGATTTGATAACTGTCCCGATGCTCGTTGCCGAGCATTCAAGATGTTTTGCTATTTTGTGATTCGACCATCCTTGAGCTTTCAAGGCTAGAATCTGCTCTTTCTTCGCCTGGACGCTTGCGGGTCTGCCCCATTTACCGGCGTTCAGTTCCCGGTAACGCTTCATTCCCGCCGTCGTCCGCTCTTTGATCCATTCCTTTTCCAGTTCGGCCAAGATGCCCAGCAGTTGAGCCATTGCCCGGCCCATTGCCGTCTTTAGGTCAATCGCTTCCTTCAGGCTGATAAAATCAATTCCGGCTTCGCTGATTTCTTTTAGCGTTGATGCCACGTCCACAAGGGAGCGGCCCCAGCGATCCAGCTTCCAAACGACGATTGCATTAATCTTTCGCGTTTTATAAAGCCGGATCAATTCCGCCCGTTTTGGCCGATCATCTTTTGAGCCGGAAGCCGTTTCGATGAATTCGGCCTCAATCTTCCATTCCCTTGCTTTGCAGTAATCGCGCAATTCGTTCAACTGCATATCCGCATTTTGATCGGCAGTTGAAACGCGAGCGTAGATTCCCGCTTTGATTTGTTTTTTGTTCATTAGTTAAAAAGCCTTTCGCAGTTATCACACATAAGTGGATCATTTAACTTCACGTTGCGCCCCCAATAAGCGCCGATTTCATTCGCCAGGATGTCGGCTTTTTCCTTTCGATCTGGATAATATTTGCCGACTTGAACAAGTTGAGGCTCGCTCATGTTTTTACAGGGCAGACAATTGTTATGTCTAAAAACTCGTTTCCCTCTTTCCTTGATGTCATAAATCTTTGGATACCATCCAATCACCGACCGGACGAAGCTGAAACAATCTTCATCCGACCATTCACGAATTGGATAATGGGAAAAACCTGTTGAGTCTTTCTTTTGTTGCCGCTTAATTCGCTTGACTTCGCCTCGCACGTATCCGACAAGCTGAAGATCGAGTAAGCGACTTGCCGCGTACAAGTGCATGGGCTGAATTTTCAAATCAACGGAGCAGGGGCTAAGAGTTGGATGCGGAATCATTCCTTGCTGTTTGAAGAATCGTAAAACGCTATGACGGGTAACGCGGATAAAAACAGAAGAAAATTTGAGTCGAGCATAATGGATTTGATCTTTAACGAATTTAAAGGTGTCAGCGGAATGCTCTTGAAAGTGAGCGTAGTACAAATGCAGTTCCTTTGGCTTTTTCCTGTCTGGCCAGTTTTCACCAAGATGGCAAAGTACGGCAGCGGAATTGATTCCGCCTGAGACTCCGATTAGCACTTTCTTTGCAGAAAAATCTTCTTGTTCGTCTGGAATTAGTCGCAGTTGCATAGCCATCCAATAAAGCCCCTCCTAATTAGGCTGGAAAACTAATAACATAAACTGGTCAAAAAAGGCTACAAAAAAGCAAAGTTTTATGTATACTATTTCCGTTCCCGCTTTAGTTCACTGAAAGCCGTTAGCGGGTAGGCGTCTGTAGCAAGTTCAGTGATCGTTTTGCAGTTTTCCAGGAGGTGCTTCATGAAATAGACAATTCTTGGTTGAGCAGTTGAAATACAGCCGGATTGGATCAGGCGCGAGCTTGGGGAATCCGATCCGGCTTTGATAATTCCGTAAATGGAGATTGAAAAAGATGACAACTGAAGAATGGGCAGACAAGCTTTGTATTGCGCTGAGCGAGGCGTATGCGACTGGCGGCATAACAGCTAAGCGGATCATTATTCCGATTCTTGAATCCGCCCTCGCCGAGCGCACCGAGCAATGCGCCAAGATTGCCGATTATGAAAGAGAGCAAGCAAAGGCTCTTTTTATGGAATGCAAAGACGAGCGAAACGCTGAATACGCAAAAGGAAAAGAAAGAGCGGCGGATTTTATTCAATTGAGAATCCGCGCCTTAAACCAACCGGAGAACAAAGCTTCAGGTAATGTCACTCGAAAGAGAATATGCGATTTTGAGCCTTCCGTCAGTAGTGCGATTCTTTGCGCTAAATGCGGAAAGGGCATCATGGATAACGTTCATGTTGCTTTGATTGACAGACCCGGAGCGGTCTTTCGTGACCAAGCGGAGAACAAATCATGAGTCAATCATTCACCCCGCCGCAATCAGTCAGAAATGCCGCCTTGCGCGGCCTGGATTGGCGCTGGCAATACGGCAGAGGCGGCACGTCAATCGGCGTTGCCCGTGCGCGAGATTTATCAAATGGCCGGGCCGTTTCGATCAAGACCCTCAAACGAATGAAAGCCTACTTCGACCGCCACGAAATAGATTCTCAGGCAACCGGCTGGTTCAAAGGCGAGAAAGGCTTCCCTTCTGCTGGCCGTATCGCGTGGGAATTATGGGGCGGCGATACTGGCCGGAGATGGGCAGAGGCAAAACTTGAACAATTGGAGGACAAATCATGACACCAAGAGAAAGAGCTGTTCAAATAATCAATGCCACAATGGGGAAGAGTACGGATAGAGCAGAAGACATTATCACTGCAAATATTCTCGCCGACCGGCAAGCCCTGCAATCTGAGATGAAGCAAAAGATTGACGAGTATTCTTCCGGCCTGCCATCTGTAAAAGAAAGAATGCTTCATATCGTCCAGGCCGTTTTTGCTCAGCAATCGCAGCCGGAAGAATCGCAGCCTGAACCGCAAAACGATGCGGCCTTTCAGCGTGACGTAACAAGGGAAACGCACAGGCACTATCAAAGGGAGATTGAAAACCTGAAGGCCGAATCCGACCGCCGCGTTTTAGCCGAGCGTGAAGCCTGCGCGAAGACTGCGATTAGCTGGACGAGTAATTACAGAGAAGTGGACATTTCCCATAAGGTCGCAGCCGCAATCCGCGCCCGATCAAATCAGCCGGAAGAAAAGCCCAACCTGACCCCCTTCGATCCTGAATGCTCAACTTGCGTCCGTGAGGCCGATGAAGCTGCCGACCGAGCCGCTAAAAGAGTAGATCGTATGATTTCTTCTACTGATAGAATCGCCACATTGCACGAATGGCAGGCAAAAGATGCCCAGACCATCGAGCAATTAAACGCTTCAAACAACGCACTTTCAGAGAAAGTTGCCCAGCTTAAAAAGGAGAAATATGAACTTACTCAGATCGTTGAATACGCAAAAGATGACGCTCACAAAAATCATTATCGTGGTTGCTCTTGCCTGCTCTGTCAGCCAAGCCCAGCAAGTTGAAAAGCTTGAACTCACCCTCTTGCCGCCGACTTACAACACCGACCGAGGCGACGGCTATGGCTTTGAGATGCGCGGCAATGTCTACCCCGGCAATACGCCTTTCGCCTGTGATCTGGTTCAAGACGCCAATCGCATTGGCCGCTACTTGCTTCGTGTTCGCTACAACAAATCCGACGGCCTGATTGCAACATGGGCAGTCACGCTAAGCGACAAGCGGACAATTGCATGGGAAAGCTACAGCAAGTATGAACTTGACGAATCCGGCAACCCTCTTTCCTTCGCCTACGAAGGGGCGATTCTTCGATCCGGTGAAAGGGTCTTGACCGACTACACGCCCCAAAGCGCCAATTGCTTTGGCGGTAAACTGGTTTTGTATTTCCTAAATGGAGGCTGATTTTATGGACGCAGATCGAGAGATTCAAATTGCTGATTATTTTGAAACTCAGACAATTACAAAAGACAGCGGAAGCTATTACAAGTTGCGAGACTGGATTAGGCAAGAAATCCAATCCGCCATTCTCGCCGAGCGTGAAGCATGCGCGAAGATTTGCGACGCCTATGAAGTCTATTGCAAATCCGCTTTTCCAGTCATTCACAAACCGATGGAATTTGGAATCGCCGTTTCGGCTGGGCTTGCTCACAATATCCGTGCTCGCTCCAATGCCCCGGAAACCGAAAAAGAAATCACCGTCAAAATGCCGCCTAAGAGCCGTCATGCTGGCTTTTTTACCATCAACAATTATCAGACCTTAGCCCCAGGGAAAAACTTTGCACCTGATCCGGTGTCCGCTTAAACTCG